TTCTGACCCTTTTTTCGATGCTTTGGATGGTACGGTGTACCATTTCGAGTCTGGAAAAGAGATTGAGATTCCTGAAATTGCAGCAAAGCATATTTTTGGTTATGGCGATGACAATAAAGAGCCGTATCTTGTAAGACTTGGTTGGATGAAAATGAGTAACCAGTTTAACGAAGCAATGGAAAAGCTGGCCTTGTTTTCTTTTTCGAAAGAGTCTGTTAAGCCCGTCCACTTGTCAGCCCCAGTGGTGGAACGAGTAGCCGCCCCAATGCCCAAGGCAAAGGGTGCGGCGAAAGTTGCAAACCTTGATGGTTAAAAATGGCAGATACGCTTGCTGGTTACATTACGCAGACCCGGCGTTTATTACATGACGTTAATGCGAACTTCTGGACAGATGCAGAGCTAACGGATTACATAAACGATGGGCGTAACACCCTAGTCCGAGACTCAGGGTGCAATCGTGTTTTGCAGAATCACACGGTAACCTACAACGTCGAAACCATCGATTTTGCTGACTTGCCTGAAGGCGTCAATACCGTTGATGTGCTGAATGTGATCCTCTATTGGGGGAACTCGCGCATTCCACTGTACTACCTGCCTTGGACTGACTTTAATGCACAGTTGCGCTATTGGCAAAACTACACTGGGCGTCCAGTAGGCTTTTCCATGTACGGGCCTAAGAAGATTTTTATTGGCCCCAAGCCTGATCAGGCGTACCAAATGGAGATTGATACCGTTGTCTTGGTTGATCCAATGACCAACGGTGCTGATGTAGAAACATTACCGACACCCTTTACTGAAGCGGTGCCGTTCTATGCCGCTTACATAGCAAAATACCAAGAGCAATCCTACGGCGAGGCTGAAATCTTCAAGCAAGAGTACAGCAAGCACGTTATGGAAGCTCTGAACACTACCTTTACTCGCAGGCTGCCGACACCTTACACAGCGGGGTATTGATATGGCTGCGGCAGAGCAGAAAAAAAATTACGCCGTAGTCAAAGACTTCAAAGGTCTTAACACCAAGAACAACCGCACGGTAATTGGTGATGGCGAGTTTAGCTGGCTAGAAAACATCCAGCCCATTGGCTACGGCAACCTCAAGATTACACCCGGCAATCAGCAGCTTGCGAATGTTGCATTTACTGCGAATGTTTCGTTTCAAGGCTCTGTCAACATTAGCAACAACGAGTATGTGCTGGCGTTCCAAGACGATGGATCGGCACAGTATGTCAACATTACGACAGGCGCTCAAGGAAACATTGCTCCGGCAAATACCTTTTCTAATGCCGATGTAATGATTACGCAGTGGCGCAATGAACGTGCGCTAATTATTGATCCGGTTAAAGGTTACAAGACTTGGGATGGCACCAATTTACTCTCCATTGGCAGCATCAATACGATTACCATCAATAATGGTGGCAGTGGCTATCTGACATCCAATACTGCTGTTACCTTTGGCGCACCCAATGAAGCGAATGGCGTACAGGCAACGGGTACGGTGGTGGTGGTTGCCAATGCGGTATCGGAAGTGATTGTGACTGAGGCTGGCACAGGTTATACCACCGCGCCAACAGTCACTATTACTGGCGCAGGCACAAATGCCAATGTGACTTGCACGATTCTGAATCAGAGTGGATCTGATATTGCCACTTTCTCAGGCCGCACTTGGATTGCGCAGGATCGTACCGTGTATTACACGGCAACCGATACCTACAATGATTTTATTAACTTAACGGCTGGCTTTATTACGTTAAGTGATTCGACGTTGCGTACCGAAATTACCCGCATTCTTTCTGCCAACAACTTTTTGTATGTATTTGGCGAAGACAGTATCAACGTCTTTTCGGATGTGCGGGTAGATTCTACGCTTGGCACTACGTTGTTTACGAATACCAACGTATCTGCCTCAGTTGGTTCCAAGCTAAAACACGCTATTTTCCCTTACTTCCGTTCCGTGCTGTTTATGAACGAGTACGGGGTCTATGCGTTGGTGGGTGCAACCACGACCAAAATCAGTGATCCGTTGGATGGCGTGTTCCCACTAATTAACTTTGATGAGTTTATTAGCGGTGGGCAGTGCTTAATCAATAACATTTTATGTGCCGTATTTAACTTTAAGTTCAATGACGATGGCACAGAGCGTTGGATACAGGCAGCATTCTTTGAGCGCAAGTGGTTCTTTACCAATCAATTAACGGATTGCTACTTTGTTGTGCCAGCATTTAAGGATGGATTCTTAAACCTGTATGGCACTAGCGGAAAAGACTTGCATCAGTTTTACGAAGATGTCTTGAATCCGGTAGATATGATTTTGGAAACTGCTTTGTTGCCGATGGGTGATCCTATTCGTGACAAGCAGGCATTAAAGATTGGCATTGAAGCAACCCTTGGTGGTGAGCCAATTATCTTTGATGCTTATGTGGATTCAGAAAATCAACAGTCGCCAGCCATTGAGTTTTCCAATGCGATCATTTGGGTGAATAATGTTGGCAATCCTATCTCTTGGAGCAACAACGCATCCTTGTTGATCGGATGGGCTGCGGCAAACAGTTCGGGTGGCGGTTACTATTTGTACAAGAAAGATGCCAAGATGTTTGGTAAGTATTTGGGCATCACCTTAGAAGGCAGTGTGACGCCATTTACGATTAACGGCTTCGAGTTTGAGCATGAATTGAGAGCGAGGTTCTAAATGCCAGTACCTAATACATTTGCAAATGCAACGGCAACGATTCCGTTATCGCAACTGGATGCTAACTTTGCAACCACGATTACGCTTGGCAATACGGCGATACAGCTAGGCAACACGGTTAGCACGTTAAACAACATGACGTTGGCAAATGTCACTGTCACCAGTGGCAATGTGACGCTAACTAACGTGACGGTTACGACTGCTAATGTAACCAATGCAACGATTACTACAGCAAATGTAACGACTGCCAACATTGCAACTGAGGTTGTTACAACCAGTCAAACGCTGTCGTATGGCGCGGCTAATGGGATTGTTTACTTAAACGGTAGCAAGGTTTCAACCACAGGTGCAAGTCTTACATTTGATGGTACGAACTTTGCCACGACTGGTTCTGTCACGTCTGCTGGCGCAAGTAACTCCGGCAACCTGACCTTCACCGGCACAGGCAATCGCATCACTGGCGACTTCAGCAATGCGACGGTGGCTAACCGTGTGATGTTTCAGAGCAGTACGGCTAATGGGAACACTATTGTTGGAGCAATTCCCAATGGAACAGGCACAAACGCTGATTTTAGGTCTTTCAATAACTCCGATACAACGAACGCGGCGTTTTTTCAGTTAGGAATTGCAAACTCCGGGACAGAGGCGCGATTAAATTCAAGCATTACTGGCACTGGCACTTACCTCCCCATGACCTTCTACACCGGAGGCAGCGAGAGGATGCGGGTGGATACCAGCGGAAACGTGGGGATTGGTACGAGTTCGCCGGTATCTCAGTTGCACCTTGTTTCCGCTTCAGATAGCGGCATGACAATATACAAATCTGCCGTTGGCGCTGGTAATGTTCGTGTTGTTTCTCAAGGTGCTGGCTCTGCTCTTGCTTTTGGTAGCGACCAATCGACGGGAACAACAGAACGCATGCGTATCGACTCCTCCGGCAACGTGGGGATTGGTACGAGTTCGCCTTCAGCGTTTTCAGGATACACAACAGTTTCAGTAAACAATGCAACAAACGGCGGAATTTACAACATCCTTGTAAACGGAACAGAAACCGCTCGTCTTCAGGCTTTTACCAACACCTTCAACATAGCCGCAAAAGGCGCTTCAGCAATTCTTACGTTTGAAACTAACGGTTCTGAACGCGCCCGTATCGACACCAGCGGTAATCTGCTGGTGGGGACTACGACTGCAAAAGCGCCATTTACCGTACAAACCGCCCCAAGCAGTTCTGCATACGGTCAAATTGCAGCTTTCTCCGCTGCTGCATCGGACGTTGGCAATGCGGGTATCAGCGTCACTAAGTACGACAACGTAACAACGACAAGCCAAGTCTTTGCAAGATTTTTGGTGAACCAAGGAGCAACGGCTTCTGGTCAGATCAACGCCAACGGAGCTAGTGCTGCGGCGTTTGGTTCGTACTCTGACCGCCGCCTAAAAGAAAACATTGCCGATCTCCCTTCGCAGCTTGCAAACATTATGGCGTTGCGGCCTGTTGAGTTTGACTACATTGAATCAGAAGGTGGCGGTCACCAGATTGGCTTCATTGCACAAGAAGTTCAAGAAATATACCCTGACTTGGTTGGCGAACGTGAAGATGGAATGTTGACGCTGACTGACTTGAACAAAAACGACGCTCGACTCATTAAGGCTTTGCAAGAGCAACAGCAAATGATTGAAGAACTACAGGCGAAAGTCGCCGCATTGGAGGGTAAAAAATGAGTACAACATTTAACTGGACTGTGACCGCGATGGACTGCTTACCGCTATCTCAAGGCAATGCGGATGTTGTCATTACCGTTCATTGGTCGTGTACGGGTGTCAATGGTGATTACTCCACTAATGTCTATGGCACTTGCAGTGTTGCCTATGGCGGTGGCGGCTTTACGCCTTATGAAGACCTAACCCAAGAAGAAGTGTTGACTTGGGTGTGGGCGAATGGTGTGGACAAGGATGAAACTGAAGCCAATGTTGAGCGACAGATTCAAAATCAGATCAATCCCCCGGTGGTAACGCCACCGCTTCCTTGGAGCGCATAATGGCTGTCAACGCACCTTTTACCCCGTCCGGTAATACCGTGACGTTTACGGCTGGAACAACTGCACCTACGCCAGTTCAGGCCGTATCCACAACCCTTGGTGGCAATCAGTACCGCATTCTGAATGCTGGCGCTGTGACCGCTTTCTTAGGTGTTGGCACGACTGCGGCTGCGGCTAACGCTGCTGCTGTGGTGGTAACTTCTTCCGGTCAGGCAATGCCTTTACTTGCGGGTACGGATGAAATCATTACCTTCCTGCCTAATGCTTACTTTACGGCATCAACAGCCTCTAGTAATGCTGTCATTTATATAACACCTGGTGATGGCTCATAACCATCATGGGAGTTAAACCATGCTAAAGACCGTCAGTAATTACATCAATGTTATCGGTGCGCTTGTTTACAAGGGTACTTGGAACGCTGCGACCAACGATCCTACGTTGACCTCCAGCGTCGGTGACAAGGGTGATTACTACGTTGTCAGCCAAGCAGGTTCGACTAACCTGAACGGCATTACGGATTGGCAGGTCAATGACATTGCGGTGTTTAACGGTGCTGTCTGGCAGAAGATAGACAATACCGATGCAGTGCTGTCGGTCAACGGACAGACAGGCTTAGTAGTCCTAACCGCCCCTGATGTGGGTGCAACCCCTAATACAGCGTTTGTGTTGGCAGGAACAGGCATTTCCGGTGGTGGGCAGTTGACCGGCAATGTCACGATTACTCTAGCTAATACGGCAGTGGCTCCCGGCACTTACGGTACAGCCAGCCAAGTATCTCAAGGTACCGTTGACGCTCAAGGTAGGATCACCAGTGCTGCTAATGTAGCCATAGCCATTGCAAACTCAGCGGTGTCTGGTCTTGGCACAATGTCCACTCAGAATGCCAACAATGTGGCAATCACAGGTGGCAATGTCAGTAGCGTTACGCTGGATGGCGGCACTTACGCCAACGCCAACATTACCAGTGTTGTCGCAACTTTCCCGAATAACTACCTAGCAAATAGTTCTACGACGCTTGGTAGCACGACATTGACCTTGGGCAGTACGGTAACCAGTGTCGGAAACCTGACACTCTCAAATACGACAATTACCAGTGGCAACGCCACGTTATCGAATGTTACGGTAACATCCAACCTCAATGCTAATTTAGCAACCAGCAATACGGCGGCAATGCCTGATCCTAGTTTGCCGCTGGCACCAGAAGGTTACATAACGGTCTATGTCAACGGAAGCGCCAAGAAAATACCTTATTACGGAGTCTGACAGTGGAACCTCAGTTCCTTATCAACATTCTTTTTGCAGCCGCAGGAGCCGCTTTTGGGTGGATACTGAACAGTATCTCGCGCTCAATCGTCAGGATCGAGGACAGAATCTCGGAAATTCCGATGATCTATGTCAACCGGGATGATTACCGTTCAGACATCCAAGATATTAAAGGAATGCTTGGCAAAATCTTTGACCGCTTGGATCAAAAGGCTGATAGATGAGCCTGAACATGGATGCGCTGGCAACTCCGATCTTCGGAGAGCCGGACAGCCTCCGCGACTTCCTGTTTGAAAACGGCATTCAACACCAAGTCTTTTGGGAAAGACTGACTGACGCTGGCTTCTATGTGCCACGCTACCCCATTATTGATGCTGACCCGCAAGACCTTGACGATTGGTTGTTAATACACCAACAAGAACACCAAGCGTACTCCACTATTCTTAACCTGAATGACCCCTTTAATCTGCTAGACTTGGATTTCAACCAAGAGGATGACTTTTACGATTGGGTAAACAGTCACTTGTTGATCCATGAGCAAATAGCACGAACACTGGGGGTGACATGATTTCCGATGAAGAGTTCTTGCGGCTATTCAATACCGCAATGGCACTGGCTAAACCAATGGGAAAGCCAACCGTAAATGCCGAACAGATAGATTCTGGCTTTGAAACCATTGACGTTGATAGCCTAGATTTATTGATAATTGCCATGTACTTGTGTGATGCCTTTGCCGTTCCAGAAGAGATTGGCAAAGAAATGAGGCCAGCAAACTTGCGTGAAATGAAAGACTTTCTGGTGGCTAATGCGACTGTAGAAGGTTTTGATGTCAATTCAGCCATAGCGGTGATGCAATGAGCCTATTCCTAACCTACGGGCATACCGTATCCAACCCACAAACCACGCTGATGGAAGACATTTTGCACCCACAGCGTGTGCATTTCATACCGGAAAGCTACCAAGGCACTAAACAAGGCTTTAAGTATGCTCCGCATAATCTTGCCAACATGGTGATGGCACCAGCAACGCTGGAATGGCTGCGGGAAAATCCGGCACTAGGCAAGACTGCTTTTATTCTGGCGGCAGGCAATGCCCACTTTGCTGGCATCAATGCTAAAGATAACCAAGTACACACGCAGCTTCACTACATCTACAAGTTTCTGCCGTTTTCCTTAACGCAAGTCATGGCTGGCAGGCTGGCAAACATGATCTGCAAACCCGATTACATTGCCACCGACTCTTCTGCTTGCGCCTCTAGCCTTAAAGTCATGATGGACTGCTTGATGCTGGAAGCCTTTGGCTTTACCCGTTTCATCATTCTGTCGGTAGAAGACGCTGTATCTAATTCCGTTTTGCAATTCTTTGGTGATTCAGGTGCCTGCCTAACCTTGGCTGAAGAAACTAAGAAAGACATTAAGCCTAGCGCCTTTGACAGTACAAACGGCGGCTTTTACGTTGGTCAAGGTGCTGCCTTTGCTGTTTTGCAAACAGAAGGTGAGGTCAACCACTATGGTCTGACCCCAAAAGCTAGGCTGGTAGGTGCCTACCATGCGGCAGAAAAGTGGAACAATGCCATAGGTCAAGCACCTGATGGCACGGGCTATGTAGATGCTATTGAAGGTGCCATGCGGTATGGAGAAGTGTTCCCAACTGACATCAAAATTGTAAAGACACACGGCACTGGCACGGAGTCCAACAACGTGTCTGAAAAGTTAGCATTGATGAACACTTTAAGTGATTTCGTGGCAACGTCATTTAAACCAAAAATAGGTCACACAATGGGCGCTTCGGGCTTGCTAGAAACGCTACTTTTGCTTGACAATCTGGTTTATGGTGTTGTACCTGCTATTCCTAACCGGACAGAAAAAGACGATATGTTTCTGTCTGAAGACTGCGAGACTCCTGATGGGCTGATCCTTAGTCTTGCCGCTGGAATGGGTAATGTGTATTCCGCAGCAATCTTTGACCCAGTGAGGTAATTATGGTTCAGATGGTGGACAGCCGAGAACGGGAACTAAGTCCAGAAGATATTATTGGCATTGCGGCTATGAATACTGATTCATCCGTTATGCAAGGTGATGCAGTTGGTGGCATCAATGCCGAACTTCGTATGGATGATACTTTATTCCTTCGCCAAGGAAATACGCTTTTCATCATACATAAAGCAGCCCCTCGTATTGGATGGTTTAGAGCAATCAATGCCGACACTGCTGCAAACTATTTGCAAAACGGAATTGAGTTTATTAAAGCCTGTTACAAAATGGGCTTTGACACGATGGCAACCAAATTTACTGATCCAACAATTTTGTCCATCTTTAGAGTAATTGGAAAGAATCCACCTAATCCAGAAATGGGTTACAACGTGCGTCGCACCGATAAAGGTGAGTTTTTCGTCACTGTGAAAACTGGGCCGAAAAGGAGTGCATAACTATGGGCGTTGTAGCAGATATTCTTGAAGGTGCCGCCGATGCAGTCGGTGATGTTGTTGAATTTGTTGGCGATGTCGTTGAGGACGTTGTTGAAGTAGTCGTTGACGTTGTTGACTATGTTGTTGAAAACCCCGAAGTTTTAATCATTGCCGTTGCTGCGCCACAGCTTTTACCTAAAATTGGCATAACGGGCATTGCGGTTCAACCTGTAACTGCTGGTTTGATTTCAGCGTCGCAAGGCGGTGACTTAGAAGACATTGGTAAAGCTGCGTTAGGTAGCTTTGCTGGTCAAGCCGTCGGCATTCCTGTAGCCAAAGGGGTTGGTAACGTCGTTGGTACTGGCAACCCCGCGCAAGTTGCTTTAGCTAATGCTGCTGGTGGCGCAGTAGGCTCTGCTGCTGGCGCTGTCGTTACTGGTCAAGACGTAGGTGAGGCTGCATTGATGGGCGCTGCTGGTTCTGCTGGCGCATCCTTGGCACGCTCTGGCGCTGTTGAATTAGGTCAACAACCAAAAAGTTTTAGTGGTGAACTTGCCGCTGATATTGGTGAAGCCGTAGGACGTACTGCTGCTGGTGGAGACTTGACACAAGAACTAACAAGTTCGGCATTTGGCGCTTTATCCAGAGAAGGTCAAATAGCACTAGATGAATTAAAAAACAGACCAGAAACCGCTGCAACTAAACAAGCTATTGCTGCTTTCTCTCAGCCTCGTAGCCCCGGTGTTGGTACACAACTTGGTGAGGCGCTGGCGCAAAATAGAGAAGCAGGGTTTGCTTCAACTGAACCAGAGCAAATTGGTGACTTAACCATAACAAAAACAGGTCAATATGCCAAAGATGGCGTACTTCCTGAAGTTATTGTCACTGGTAGCAGAATTGATGGTTCAGACGTTCGCACTGGTCGCACCATTCCAAGTTCATTACCATCCGGTGAGGCAAGAACTGCTGGCACTAAGGGTGGCGTAACTACGACAGCTAAAGCGCCTGAACAGATGACTGGTTCTGAATTGCTTGAAACTGCGGCAGAAGGCGAAGAAAGAGAGCGTCTGCCAGAGGTTGAGGTGGAAGGTGAGTTGATTGAAGAGCCAATTGACTTCAAGAGCATGACTGACGAAGAGTTGATTGAATATCTGAATCAACAGTTTCCATTGACTGAGCCTGAAGCGCCTGAACCTGATTTTCAGCCAATGGATGTTAGACCAGCTAGAGGAAGCACTCGAAGAGCAGCACCAAGTTCAATCAGCCCTCGCGTTGTAGGTACTAGCCCAACAGCAGCTATTGTGGGTGAAAAAGAACCTATCTTTGGCGGTGAGGAAGATGCACAACAAAGCGTATGGAACACCCGTTCCTTGCGTTTAAGAAAGGCATTGGGTGGCTAATATGAAAATACTTGAGATGATGGTTGGTAGTCGTGGCATGGGTGACGCTAAAGCAATGGCTGAGATGCTGCGTCGCATGGGGCGTCGTGGTGACACCATGCTTGCTCACATTACGCCAGAAGAAGCTGAGATGCTGATGGAGGCTGGTGGTAGCGGCACCATCAACCCGATGACTGGCCTGCCTGAGTTTGCTCCTCGCCGTTTAGATACCTACTATGGTTTTGCGCCGGAGGCAGAGACTTTCCGTGTGGATCAACCAGAGATTGAGCGTGTCCAGCCTGTGCCTGAACGTACCGTTAGCACTGACTTTAGACAAGAGCGCCTGAATCCAGAGGTGGACTTTACTGCTGGCTTAACAAGAAGCTATCAGCAAGAGCCACGTTTGCCTCAGTATGAGAATGTTGATTTTGCTCGTATGCCAGAGCGTCAAACTTTCCCAACAGATTTTCAGACACAGCGTTTGCCACAACTTGCAAACATTGATGTGATGAACCGGGGCAATGTTCCTGAATTCAGACCTTTGGAAGACATTGAGGCACCAACTAGACAGCCGGGGTTTGCGGAACGCGCTGAAAAAGGATTGCAAGAACTGCAAGACATACTAGATCGTTACCCAAATCTGACACGCGCTGGTACTGCGGGTGCTAGTGTGTTGGCGCAAGCCTTGATGTTCAATCAGGCTAATCAGGCTATGCGTCGTGACATTGAAGCTACTCGCGCTGCTGCCCAACCTTTCCGTCAAGCGCAATCTGAAGCAATGGGTCGCGCTACTGGCGAAGGTTTAACAGCAGAGCAACAGCAAGAGTTAGAGATTCAACAGGCCCGTGCGCGTGAGCAATTAGGTCAGCGTGGTACGCCAACAGGCAGTGCAGCCGCAGGTATTCTGGCAGCACAGCAGCGTCGTGCGCGTAGCCTAGCCCGTCAAGAGAGTTTTGGTGAAGCCTTGCGCCTTGCTAACATTGCAGATCAATATGACCGTCGCGCACTAGAGATGGAATTGCAGCGTGATCAGCAGTTGGCACAGTTGTTTGCTGGCATTTTAGGCCGTGAAGTACAGCAGGCACAGCGTACTCAAGCGCCTGCGCCAGCCGCTACCGGGAGGTAATCATGGCAGTTGATACATTAAGTGACGCACTAGGTACAGCACCATCCTTAGTTAGGGGTTTGGGTGCGCAGACAGGCATGAAAGGGCGTGCAGATTTTGCGCGTAGCAAGATAGCCGAAACCTTTGAGGCTGGTGCTAGGGCTGAAGAAGAAGCAGCTAGAACACAGTTTGGCATCGAGCAAGGTCAGCGACAGCGAGAAGCTACAGCAGAGCGTGACTTGGCAAACAAGTCCAGAATTGAAGCATCACGCTTAGAACTGGAAAACCAACCTTATCAGCAGTTTGAAGCGCCGCAGATTAAAGCCTCGGACTACGCCAAGAATGCTGGTATGCGCTTGTTGTCTTCACTGATTGTTGGTGGCATTGGTGGCGCTTCTGCACGCGCACAGTTGGTTGCTATCCGTGAAATGCAGGATGCTGAAGACCGTGTTCAAGGTGAAAGATTTGGTGCTGCCAAGCTAAAGTTTGATGAGGCAGACAGGTCGCGTAAAGAGCATAACAATATGCTCAAAGATCGCTTTGACCGTATGCTAAACCTGCTTTCCAAAGATCGTAATGCAGCAATGGTGGAAGCCAAGCTGATTGAAAGTCAAACTGGCAATGGCTTGATTGCTGCACAGCTACGCAAAGGAAACTATCAGAAAGCCTATGAGCTATTCACAAAAGCTATTGCTGCTTCTGATCAAGCTGATGCCGAGCTAGCAAAGCAGCAGGCTATTCTGGCTGGTAAAAAAGAACTCAAGGCTATGGGTGGCGGTGGTGGCGAGAAAAAGGTCAAGATTAGTGATTTGCCATCGGATTTGCGTAAGCAACTGAAAGAGGCTGGCGATGCTGTTACCAACCTTAGCAATGTTGATTCAACAAAAAATGATAAATACTTTGGTATTACCTCATCGGCAACTGCTGGTTCATTGATGCTTCAAGCCGTTGAACGTGGTGGCAATTTTGCGGATGTTGCAAACAGAGTTGCCAGTAAACCAATAGATGCTCAAACAGTGAACTGGTGGAAATCTTATTGGGAATACATTTCTAAAGTTAGAAACCAACTGTACGGCGCTACATTAACTTCAAACGAACAGGCAGACTTTGAGCGCTTTACGATTACGCCAGCTACAACGCCAGAAATTGCAAAACTATACTTTACCCGTCAGCGTAAAGTTTTAGATGATGCAATAAAAAGAAAGCAAGGTGAGGCCCTAGGCGCATTGAAAGCACAAACGCCTGAAGAACTTGTAGGTTCTTTAAGCGGTGCTGGCGGAACGGCACCAGCACAAAGAATAGCAACTAGAGCTGACGTTGCTGAAACGGCAAGAGCAAATCGGATGACTGAAGCACAAGCCAAGGCAGAGCTACGCAAACGTGGGTTTACCATTGAGGGTGAATAATGGCTGGCAAAAACTTACTGGCTCCAGAACCGTCTAGCGGCAGAAACTTACTCGCCGATCAAGGCGGCAGTTTGGTAGAGCAGATTCCCGGTCAAAGCGAGGAAACGCTACGCGCTGCTGCAAACTTGCCGCCTGAAAGCCGTATTGTCACTAAGTCACCCTTTGAGACTGGCTTGGAAGCAATAGGCGCTGTGCCAGTCTTGGGTGGCGTATCAAAACTGTTTGAGCTTGGCGCAAGAGGTACACGGCTTGCACCGTATGGAGCGCGTGCCGCTGATGTATTCATTCCCAAAACTGGCAGAGAGTTACTTAAGACAGGTGCTTTGACTGGCTTGGGTGGTGCCGCTGCACAAACGGCAAGCAACCTGCTGCCGCCAGAAACTAGCCCACTTACTCGCTTTGGCGTTGAGACTGCCGCTGGTGTTGGCAGTGAAGGTCTTGCACGTTCATTGGGTGTTGCTGGTCGTGGCTTACGCCCAATGCTCCCGGGTGGCGTTGAGCGTGCCGCAGAGCGTGTGGTCAGAGCAATGACACCACAACAAGTTGCTGCACTGCCTCAAACCGTTGAATCTAAGACTGCAATGGTGCGTGCTGCGCAAGAACGACTGCGCGGCAAACCAATGAATGAGCCAATTGATGCGGCAGAAGTTGCAAGGCTGCTAAACATTGAGTCGGTTGAAGGTCGGCGTCGTGGTGAGCAATTGGCAGGTAGCTTAGTTGCTGACACTGAACGTCGTTTGGCGCAGATTAGTCAGCCCCGCACGATGGAAGCTATCGGTGCTGATGCCCGTAAGTTGGCAAATGATCGCTTGCTGCAATTGAAAGCAGATCGTGAAACTGCAACCAATGCTAACAAAGAAGCCATGCTTACCGAAGCCCGTAATAAGGAATTGCAAGGGCAAGGCGTAGAAAATACTAGAGCGTTCAAAAACATGGAAGTTGCTTTAGGAACTTCAGTAGACCCTGCTACCGGCAAGACCGTTCAAGGCGCTTTTTACCGTGATCCAATTACAGGTCGTGAAAGGATTACAGGTGCAAGCAAAGCGCAACTCGACGAAGTTCGTCGTGAAGCCCTTGGCATTACTTATGATCCGCTGACGGGTCAAACAAGCAAGGCCAAGGTTGGTTTTGAGCGCCTTGAGCAATTACGTCGCCGATTGGGTGATCGTGCTTCTGGTCTGCCTGAAACTGGCTTTGATGCCATTGGTCAGCAAGATGCGAAAGACCTTAAAGGTTTGGTTGAGCGCATCATGTCAGAGTTTACTGGTAAGAAGTTTGACAAGTACCGTGCTGATTATGAGCAATTAAGCCAGCCAATCAATCAGTTCCAAACTGATGTAGGCCAAGCATTGACAGCCCCTAGCCAAGCAATTCGTGGCGAAATGGCGACGCAAGCCTCAACCTTGGCTAAGAAAATCTTTAGCACACCGGAGAATGTGGATGACTTTATTAACTTTACTGGTGGTAATCGGACTGCTGTTGAGAATCTGGCTAGAAATTATATAAGCGCAGAGCTTAGAGAAAAGACGCCTGCGCAAATTCGTTCTTGGTTAAACCAAAACAGTGAGTGGCTAACGCGATTTCCTAATCTCAACAAAGAGTTTGCTGACTACGCACGAAAAGCAGCGCAGACCGAGCGCACCGTAGCCAAGACTGGCAAGCTAACTGAAGAACGCGCCAGAATGTTTGAGATGGGCGGTACTCAGACACAGCAAGCTGAGAGCTTTAAAAACTTGGTTATGGGCAACAGTAACGTGCGTGACGTTGCCTCTGCTGCCAAAGTCTTGGGTAGAACGCCTGAAGGTACAGAAGCCTTTAAGACTGGTGTGCGTGACCTGATTGGTACTTTGCCTCCGGGGGCAATTGAAAGAAGCTACCGTGATCGCATCAAGCCTTCTATGCAGGCTAGTGGCTTGTACAGTCCTGATGAGTTAAGGTTTGTGGATGAAGCTGTTGCTGACATGGTAAGCATACAAAATGTTATTAGCCGGGCATCCCAAAACATAGGTCGCGTACCGGGTACAGAATCGTCTGCCCAAGAGCTTACTCGCTTGATCAATAAAGAATTGGCTGAAACGAGAAAGGGTGGCGCGGTAGCTGGATTGTATGCAGCAGGTTTAACTGCTTTAGGAAGCCGGTTTGTTCCAGAGATAACGCCGGGCGTTGCGGCTGCAGGTGGCGCTGCGGTAGCTACTGGCGGTAAATTTGCCTATGATCGCTATACCCAGTATGTTGCCAATATTCGAGCAGCCGTTAGCGACATCGTGACTGATCCAGTCAAGTTAAAGCAGGTGATGAAAGTTCCAAGAGAGCAACGTCAGGGCGTAATTGCTACACTGATCCGTCAAACCATTGGTACGCAAGTTGGCACTAGAGCGCCAGAAAGGATTGAAAATGCCCCTAATGAAAGGTAAAAGTGCTAAAACCATTAGCAAGAACATTGGCGAGATGGTTCGTAGCTTCAAGGAATCCGGCAAGATTGGTACGAGTAAGCCTGCAAACGTGCGTAAAGCTGTCAAACAGGCTTCGGCGATTGCTTTATCGAAAGCTGGCAAATCGCGTATGAAACGGGGGAGTAAGCGATGAACTATGACAATGGTGGTAGCAACGACAAGATGAACTCTGGCGTGGAGGAGTTACGCCGAATGAAAGAATCTGCCAAGCAAATGGCAGACAAACGAGGTGGCCCAATGCTGGTTAGCGTTCGGACTACCATGCTGCGTCAGAAACGTGACAATCGGAAAATGGAGCGATGAAAAAACAAAAGGGGCTGAATCCAGAACTTGAGCAGGCTATCTATGACCTACTCAAACAAACAATGAATGATCCAATAGCATCACTGACAGACAAGACCAAGGTATTAGACCGGGTGTTGAAGCTAGAGCAGATCAAGCAAAAGATCAGTGACGATGAATGGGGCAAAGGGTTTTTTAATCCTGACGATGAAGGAGATGAGTGATGGTAGACGGGGCTGCGTTGAGAATTATTAACATTGCAATGGATGTTTTGTCACACAAGGTGTTGACGTTCGTTGCTCTGCTGTTTTGCTTTGTGTTGGCTTGCTGGACAATGGTGATGCCAACATGGGAAAGGATGGCGATGTCTGCTTTCTTTGCTGTCTTTATTTACTTGCCGTGCATGATCGTTGAAAGGAAGTCAACATGAAACTTAACATTAACAAAACTAGCACGACTGTCATGATGTCAGAGAAGAGTGAGTACAAAGGCAGTGCAGGCGAAGCCTATCGTTCCGCTTCTATCTCTGACACCTATGGTCGTGGCAAGCCTACTCGCACCAATCCTATGGGCTTCATGGGTATGCAGTGTTTCTCTGATTCTCCTGACCAGAAGAAGTCGCCAACCTCAAAGCCGGGCAACGCTGGCGGTAAAAGGATCATCTAATGGGAATCATGGCCTTTACCCCGATGGGGAATGCAGTTTCATTTAATGCTGCCGTTACTCCACCAACACCCGTTCAAGCGGCATCAACTACCATTGGCGGCACGCAGTATCGCGTGCATAACACTGGCAACGTGGTCGTGTTTATGGGTGTCGGGGCAACGGCTGCGAACTCAACTTCAAGGGCAAATGTTTCGCTAAATGGCTCAACGATTAGCTTGATGCCAAACTCGGTTGAAGTATTTACCTTCAATGCTAACCAGTATTTCACAGGCGCAACGTCCTCCGGCACTGCTGTGGTGACGGTTGTTCCGGGGGATGGATCATAATGTTACGAACTGCCGGTGGCTTGACAGTCAATCAGACCACGCAGTTCGGTGGCTATTACGGTTCCTTCTACAGTTCCGAAGATCAGTTTGATGGCGTCAATACACCGACGCTCATGTACTGTGAGACTACCGCAGACAATGCTGGCGTCACTATGGAAACGGGTGACAGTGGCAAGAAGTCACGCATGACCTTTGCCAATGCTGGCACCTATAACATCCAGTTCTCAGCACAGTTGCGTAACAGAGGTGGCGGTGGCTCCGGCAACACTGTCAACATTTGGTTTAGATTGAATGGCACAAACATAGGCCATTCAGATACCAAAGTGACCGTGCCTTCTAACGCACCGTATGTAGTAGCCGCTTGGAACTTTATTGTTTCAGTAGCCGCCACGAATTACGTTGAATTGGTTTTCAAAAGCGATAACGCTAACATTGGCTTTGAGCATGAAGATGCAACCGCCAATAGTCCTGCAATTCCTTCCGTCATTATGACTGCACAACAGGTTAGATAAACCAGAGGGGCTGTGCGAGGATGAAATGATTGTTGAAATATCAACAGCCATTGCTCTGATAAAAGGTGCAAAGGCTGCATTTGATGTAGCAAAAGATGCTTTTGATGAAATAAGAGAGTGTGCTGAAGCTGGTAAGTCTGCCCATGAATCATTGGGCGCATTGACCAGCTTTTTTTCTGCCGCAGGCAAAGCAGAAGAAGGTATAGCAAAGGCTAAAGAGTTACAGGAAAACCCACCAGAAGATGTGGCGCAAGACAATCGCAGTGATTACGAGATTGTAATTGACATGATGGTGGCAGAAAGACAACTAAAGCAGTTCTATGTTGAGTTGCGAGAGATGTTTGTTTATCAATTCCAAGAACCCGGATTGTATGAAGAGTTTTGGAGTCGATTAGAAAAGTTGCGGTCTGATCGCAGGGCTAAAGAAACGGAAAGGCGATTGCAACAAAAAGCATTGGAGATGGCTGCAAAGCGTAAGAAGAGCCAACAGCTTGATGTGATTTACCAAATTATTGCTGCAATTGTTATAGGCATTATTATTTTTGCATTTGGCTACGGAATGTGGTGGATGCTTCAACAGAAAGGAAGTTTCTAATGTTGCCGTTACTTGCTCCGATTCTTTCTCAGCTTGCTGGCGCTGGTATGCAGAAGGTGGCTGATGCCGTGATGGACAAGGGTTTAGATGCCGTGGAAGACAAACTAGGCATCAAGCTAACGCCGAATGCTGATGGCGTCCTTGATCCTGCCAAACTTGCCGAAGTAGAAGCTGCCGCCATGAAACATAAAGAGTTCATGGCTGAACTGGATCAAAAAGATAGAGATTCAGCAAGAGCAAACCGACTGGCAATCGTGACAAACAAGGATGTTCCTTGGTGGGAAAAAGCTGTCATGCCATTCCTTGCTGTGTTTACAGTGGTTGCGACATTTGTTTTGGTTGGCATACTCTGCTTCGTCAACATTGCTGATTCTCAAGAGCGCATTGTGATCTTTGTGCTTGGCTTTGTGACTGCGGTAGCTGGTCAAGTGTTGAGCTTTTACTTTGGATCGTCGCAAGGTTCCAAAGATAAAACAGAGGCGTTGACGAAATGAAACTGTCTGAGCATTTCACGCTAGAAGAGTTGACGGTAAGCGAAACCGCAGCACGGAAAGGCTTGGATAACACGCCAGACAATGATGCCTTGTTTGACCTAAAGCGGTTGGCTTTGTTTTTAGAAGACGTAAGAACAGCGGTTGGCAAGGGTGTGCGCATTAACTCGGCGTATCGTG